GATAGTAACTGTCTCGCCGTCACGTGTCTTCTTGATGCACATCGGAATGTACTTCTCAGGATGCTGACGCTCACCAAACACGTTCATTGTGTGGGTGATAATTGCCGGCACCTTGTATGTATTCTCGTACGCAACGACCAACTCTTCCCCGCCTGCCTTGGAAGCTGAATATGGATTAGTCGAGTTGTACCGGTCGCTTTCCTTGTACTTGACTCCACCGGGAGCGGGCCCGAAGATCTCGTCAGTAGAGAAGTAGATGAAACGTTCCAGGTTGTTTTGTGTTCTTGCGAACTCAAGAATGTTTGCTGTACCCACGACGTTGTCGAGGATGAACTCCATAGGATAGTCGATCGATCTATCAACATGTGAACCTGCTGCTAGATGAGCAATGTAGTCGACCTTACCGACCAGTGAACGGATCTGAGGATTGAGTTCAGCCTTAAGGTCATGGTGTACAACCTTAACACGGCCGTGATGGTTTAGCCACACAACTTCCATAAGACGGTTCAGGTTACCAGAGAAGTCAAGGCGATCCAATGTAACCACATTCCAGTCGGTCTCATTAAGGATCTTTTCAATGACGTGATGGGCAATAAACCCAGCGCCGCCAGTAATCAAAATAGTTTTACTCATCATGTTCTCCAAGCCATGCTTGATCTACGTCAAAAAAGAATTGACGATCACTAAAAGCCTTGTCATCAATCCATACATCATAGGAAGGTTTCCCTAGACGCACTTCATGATACTTGCAGCCCCATTCATTTAGTTGTTTTGTGGTGAGTTCGGTCCAGTCGATTCCCGACCCTGAACCACGAGCAGTCCAATACTTAATAGTATTACCTTGATCGTATAACTTATTTATCTCTTCGATACGATGCTCAAGTGGGGTGGAAAGATCATAATGATGCTTCCCACCCACATATGGTGTGACGCAGATTGTCTGGTCAATATCTACCATGTAGATCATTGTTCTAGACTAAATCCAATGATCGAGTCATAACGAAATGACCGCCAACCTTCATTCTCAAGATCCCATACCGCCAGAACCTCTGGGTTTGGAGTCTTCTTCTCAATTGCTTGCTCTAGATATGTCTGAGAGGGAAGAAGATCTGCTCGTAGAGTGCAACGCATCTGGCGTTGTGTGCCATCCTTCTTGATGAAGGCAACGTTTAAAATAGCAGTCTGTAAATTAGACTTGAGGAACTCATTCCGCCAGGAATCCTCTTCCTGCAGGAGTGTCAAGCCATTCTGTGAGTTTGTCGAATCCACCGATTTGTTCTCCATTAATAATAATATGTGGTACTGTTTTCACGTTAGGAAACAACGAAATAAAGTCGTCACGTCTAATATCGCGACCGACATTAGTTTCAATATATTCCTTACCTTTTTCTTCTAATAGTCGTTTTGCACTAATGCAATACGGACAGTCGTCTTTTGTATAGATGATTGGTTTAATTGACATGTGTTCTCCTATGTGCACCTCACTAGTTGATTATAGATTTACTATAACACCAAATAGATATAATGTACATCTTTTAAAGTACGCTTTGCCCCAACAAAGTGAGATCGTGCTCTCTGTCAATGTACTTATACTCGATCTTTGATGGTTCCCATTCTTTAATGGAATCAAAGACATCATTGATATCCATGGTACTACAGGTATAGACATCTAGTTGCATAAGAGCCGGAGTTGCTTCATCCCATACATGGAGAGCAATATGACTTGTTTCGATAATAGTAACAGCCGTTAATCCGGCATTACCTTTCATGTCAGAGTATACAGCGTATGGACCCATCAGTATATTCATACCGATTTTGTCAACCAAATTTGTCATCCACTGTTTAATTTCACATGGACTATATGGAGGATTGCTTATTTCTGCTCTGACAATCAGATGCTTGTGTTCTAGTACCTTAGTCACTTCATGTTGTCTCCTGGGTATTAAACTGTAATGCCTTTACGTGACTTGCTTGAACTTTGCAGGAAACCCACGAGTTATAGTAGTTTCCGTCTAAGACTGCATCCACGTCAAATATATATTTAGTTTCGAAATAGTTACATTCACCACGTGCCTTGCACAATCGCAAGATAGTACGCGTGAAGCATTCCTTGCCGTAGAGTTCAATATCTCTAGCCAAGGCAGGAGAAGATCCGTAGTAGTCAGCCCAATCGGACTCTACACGGATCTTCTTTCGCTTTTTATTGACCGTTTTGTATCCTGCTTTAGTCAGGAACTTGCGGCCTATGTACTTTTTCCCGTTGACGATATTCTCGATAAGATAGATAAATCCATACCACTGTTCGTCATACACAAACTCTTTGTCTTCAAATAACCACATAAATCTTACCATTCAAGGCTAAAGATCTATTTATTCGTTATCAAGTTCATCGTCTTCAAGTTCAGCCTCAGGTAGATCAGAACCACACAGAGGACAGTAGGTTATCGGTTCTAGTGAGTCGGTAATTACTCTAAACTCTTCTTCGCAATCTTGACAGGTTATCCATTTCATCTTTACTCTATTCCTTTTATTTCTGCTATTGCTCTTTGGAGTGCCTGAATCTCCACTCCCATGTCATGGATACCATGTGCATCTCTATTCTGTAGAAACACCGATGCCATCTCCCAGCAAACGTCTTCACGATATTTTAAATTATTTAGAGAGTTTTCACGAGTTCTCACAAGGAGAAACCCTTAAATGTATTTTCATCGACGTCTTTGACAACGCCGCCATTGATATAACTGGTGATCTCTGTTTCTTGTGGGGCAACCTGAACATCAGAACCGGCAATCCACTTCTGTGTCCATGGTAGAGGATTAGGTCCTGCCTTACCATTCAGTCCAATAGCACCCATGCGCTTGGCAGCGATGTGGTCAACGTAGTCACAAAGCAATTGTTCATTGAGACCAATCATCGAACCATTCTGAAAAAGATAATGTGCCCAGGCTTTCTCTTGTGCAACGACGTTATAGAATAACTCGATACACTCATCATGTGTCTCTTCCTGTATTCTAGCAAAGTCTTCATCCTCTTTCGGTAGAATCTTGAGGATCTGCTGAGTCGAGGCAAGATGAACGTTCTCGTCTCTTGCGATGAGCTTGATGATCTTGGCATTACCCTCCATCTTCTTAACTTCCGCAAACGCCCATGAACAAGCAAACGAGACATAGAACCTAACTCCTTCTAAAGCATTAACTGCATTGAGACATAACCAAAGTGCTTTCTTGTGCTTGTATCTATTAAAATTACTAAGAGCATATGCCTCATTATTTTGATCGATAAGATCATCATAGTACTTACTAATATCGGCAGCGCACTCAGCTATTTGTGGAACATCCATTAACTCGTCGAAGACTTTCGAAGGGTTTGCATATATGTTTCGAATGATGTGAGTATATGAGCGGGAATGGATTGTCTCCGAAAAGGTCCAGGTTTGAATCCATGTTTCGAGTTCAGGCAAGCTACAAATAGGTCCAAATGCCATTGTTGGGGCTCGACCTTGCACGCTGTCAAGAAGGATTTGACGCTTGAGATTTGATGTGAAGATGTGTTGTTCATGATCATTGAGTGCCTTAAAATCTTTGCTGTCACGAGACAGATCAACTTCCTCTGGCCTCCAGAAGAAACCCAGTTGTTTATCGGTCAGCTTCTCAAAGATACTATAGCGCTGTTTATCATAACGTGCAATATTAACCGGTTCTCCAAAGAAACACGGTTGCTGAGTTGCATCAACAAAGTTATTACTGAATACTGACATGGAGTCCTATCTATAGCTATGTATCTATTTTAATGTACTTCGGTTTCTACTTTTTGTACATCAAATTTTGCAACTGTCACAGTCTTCATCATCAATAGAACCGGAGGCAAGAGGGGTGTCCTCAATCTCACCGGCGCCATCGTTGGTATTGAAGTAATACAGAGTCTTACCACCGTACTTATAATGCATCAGAACGTGCTTGATCATCTCAGACATTGGGATCTTGCCGTCTTCATAATGAGCAGGATTATATGACGTATTAACAGAGATTGCCTGATCGATAAACTTCTGTAACACTGCCATGATCTTCAGATACCCTTCCGGATTCTTCTGATCCCATAGCAACTCATATTTATTCTTAAGCCGTTTTGACTCAGGAACCACCTGCTTCATGACTCCATCCTTAGACTGTTTGATGGACACGATAGCACGCGGTGGTTCAATACCATTTGTAGAGTTACTGATCTGTGCAGATGTCTCGGCTGGCATGAGAGCCATCAGAGTAGAGTTACGGATACCTATCTTACGAGCACGATCCCGCAGTGTTTGCCAATCCATGTTGTAAGAAGGCGTTACAAGTTCATCAACCTCTTTCTTATATGTGTCGATTGGCATGATACCATGGCCATACTTGGTTTCATTATCCTTAGGACATGCACCAGATTCCTCAGCCAGATCTACCGATGCCTTGATCAGATAGTAAGACCACGCTTCAGCATATTCGTGAACCAGATCAAGATTAGGATTGGAATAGTTGGAATCACTACGAGCGAGCCAATAAGCAAAATTGATAATCCCCACACCGAGAGGGCGACGATTGCGAGTACCCACTTCAGCGGCTCTAATAGGATAAGATTGATAATCGAGAAGAGCATCAAGGGCCCGGACTGCGATTGTGCAGGGCTTTTCGAAATCTGCTGGCTTTCTAATCTTGCCCCAATTAATTGCAGCCAACGTGCAAAGGCTAATCTCGCCTGACTCATCATGAATATCCTTTAGTGGTGTAGTTGGCAGTGTAATCTCTGTACAGAGATTACTCATCTTGATTAGAGCATCTTTTGTGAATGAACTGTGGTCATTGGCATGATCGACATTCATCAGATAGATTCGGCCAGTATCCTTTCTTTCCTGCATGAAGGTAGAGAAGAGATCAATTGCCGAGACAGTTTTCTTTCTGATCTTGGTAGAACTTTCGTACTTCTCATAGAGAGTACGAAACGTATCCGTGTCTTTAAAGAATGCTTCATAAAGATCGGGAACATCACTGGGTGAGAATAGAGTAATATTGCCTCCGGTAAGAAGTCTTTCATACATTACCTTATTGAACTGCACACCATAGTCAAGATGACGGATGCGGTTATCCTCTGTGCCCTTGTTATTCTTTAGGACAAGTAGATCTTCCACTTCGTAATGCCAAAGGGGATAATAGAGAGTCGCCGCTCCACCGCGGACACCACCTTGGCTACAAGACTTAACAGCAGACTGAAAAAGCTTCCAGAAAGGAATAACACCAGTGTGAGAAGCATCACCACGCCGTATAGGAGATCCAATAGCCCTAATATTACCGCCGCCAATACCAATTCCGGCTTTTTGAGAAACGTACTTAACAATAGAAGAAGTCGTTGCATTTATCGAATCCAGCGAGTCGTCAGTTTCGATAAGTACGCACGAACTAAATTGACGTTGAGGGGAGCGTACGCCTGCCATAATAGGAGTAGGAAGACTAATATCAAAAGTACTGATTGCATCATAAAGATCCTTTACCCATTTAATTCTATTTTTACTATAGTTCTGGAAAAGTGTCATGGCAATCAACATAAAAGCCATTTGAGGTGTCTCATAGAACTTGTTAGTCACACGATTCTTAATCAGATACTTACCACGGAACTGTTCCATGGCAGCGTAAGTCAGCAGACTGTCACGATCGTGGTCAATGTACTTATTGAATTCTTGCCACTCTTCGGGTGAATATGCATCGTAGATAGCCCAGTCATAGTAACCAGCGGTTGCTACTTCGAAGTAGTGTGTAAGTAGAGAGACAGGATCGTATCTACCATAGACCTCTTTACGAAGGTTATAGTTGATGAGACGACCAGCAACATACTGGTAGTTCGGCGATTCCTCAGAGATAAGATCAGCCGCAGCCTTGATCAGAGTCTCCTGGATGTCATCAGACTTGATGCCATTGTAGAACTGAATATGAGTCTTGATCTCAAGATCAGAAACAGATACACCGCTTAGACCTTCACATGCATATGTTGCAACCTTATGGAACTTATTAATATTTAAAGGTTCACGTGTTCCATCACGCTTCGTTACTTGAATCATCTGTCCTCTTTCTCAATCCTATCGTACCATCATCAGCAACGGTCCACACAAGTTCAGTGTTTTCATCCCAACCCATCTCTTCCATGAGTCCATCTGGTAGATCTATATATAGATCGCCGTTTTCATCTTCTTTGACAATCATATTAGTCATGGAAGCTTCCTCTCAAACTCTTCCCAGATCTTGATAGCATCAAGCGCCGTCTGTACATCTGGGAACTGTTCAATGATAGCATTCCAACATTGCTCAGCTACAATCCGATGTTCCTTCTGAGTAGCAATATCCATACGAAGCTGGCAGTAGTGAACCCAGCTACGAAGAGAACCTGCCATGATAACAACAGACTCTGTCATACCTTCAGGTAGTACTGCACGCGCCTGTTCCTTGGCGATACCCTGTTCAATAGCCCAGTTGTATGCATCCTTGGCAGCTGCCCTGACATAACCCTGCATAGCATCCCACTCGTCATCTAGTCGGGCATTACCATTTTCTACAGAGTTTTGTCGGTTCTTGGGATCTTGTAGTCGGGCTTCTCTTGTAACAAATCCAAGATCCTTTGTCGGGTCAGCGTATCTCTGAGAGTACTCTTGGAATGTGAACGAACGGTGCCGGAGTATCTGGCGAGCAATGTCACGAGTTGTTCGTATTTCGATTGATACATGGACCATCTCCAAAGGTGACCAGTGGTTGTTTTTAATCAAATATTGTACGAGCTTAGGTGCCGTAGTAACATTATTCTGATTGCTTGGATTAGATACACGAGCAACCCATGCAATCAACTCATTTGCTGTCTTGCAGCCGGTATACTTTTCATTTGGCTGTGTAATACCAATTAGATTTGCTTCACTCATCTTCTTCATCCTCATTTCACTCATAATACAAATTCCGATGTAAACTTTCTTAACGGATGGCGTACAAAACCACTATCATAATCCGGATCTAGCTTATGAGCAATGTTGTGGTGTTCTTTAGTTCGCTTTTCCCAATCAGCACGTGCAGACTTTTCACTATAGTGAATGTTCTCTAGCTGAATCTTTCGCTGATTGTTTCCTCCACGCCATTCTGCGGTTACAACCCAAAAGGTGTTTGGAAGTACCGGCCTTTCTGTTACATTATTTCTATCAGCCATTATTCACCTCAAATTCTTTCACTGACTGGAAACGTGTTTTAGATATGTATCCTACATTGATTAGATGATCGACCCGGTTGGAGGCATCTGCGTACTCTGTATATGTGCCATCATCAAACCACCACCATCGATCAAGACCAAATAACCAGCGTGGTATACGACGATACTCTACTAACCACATTCCATTTGTT